CGAGCAGCTGATCGCGCGGGCCGAGCCGTTCCCATCGAAGGTTCCGATGGAAGTCGGCGTCCAGACCTGCGGTGTCGACATGCAGGAGGATCGTCTCGAGCTTGAGCGCGTCGGCTGGGGGTTGGGCGAGGAAAGTTGGAGCCTCGATCATCAAGTCTTCTGGGGCGATCCGCTTAAACCCGAAGTCTGGAACCAGCTTTTTGACTATCTCGATCAAACCTTCGAGCACGAATCCGGGGCGCAGATGCGGATTGCCTCGGCCTGTGTCGATACCGGTGGTTCCGGTGGCCTTACTCAAGCAGCCTATGAGCAGCTACGCGGGAAGCAGCGGCGCAATATCTTTGCCATCAAGGGGGGCAAGGGGTGGGACAATCCGATCGCGTCCGCGCCGAAGAAGTCCAAGTCGGGCAAGCGCGCGCGGCCGGTGACCTTGTTCACGATCGGGGTCAATGACGCCAAGCTGATTGTGATGCGCCGGGCAAAGCAAGACACGCCTGGGCAGGGCTATTGCCACTGGCCTGTCGATCGGGATCCGGAGTGGTTTCACCAGCTGACGGCCGAGCGGTTGGTGACCCGGTTCGTACGGGGCTTCCCAATCCGCGAGTGGAAGAAAACCCGCGACCGAAACGAGGCGCTCGATTGTCGGGTCTATGCCTATGCCGCGTTGAAAATCTTGAACCCGAATATCTTGGTGCGTCTGCGCCGGCTCAAACCCGACGACGATCATGTTGCGGAGGATGAAACGGCCGTGGGGGAACCGCCAGAGGAAGCGAAGCCAAAGGCTCGCAAGACTAGGCGAGGTAAAACGCGCCGCACACGACCTCGTGGATCAGGGCGGATCAACAATAGGTAGTTAGGTTTGCTCCATCAGTTTCCCAGCTCAGTCACGGCCGGCTTAAGCATTAAGGCCGAGGTGCATGTCGATGCATATCCGGCACCCGAGTGGACGTTGACAGCGATTATCCGTGGTCCGTCTTCGATCGATCTTGAAGCGGCACCGCTCGGGCCTGGGCATTTGTTCGCCGAAACCGCTGCGACCACCGCGGGTTGGGACGCTGGCACCTATGCGGTGTCGGTCCGTGCCGTCTCTGGGGAGGATGTGCATGAGGTCGAAGCCGGCCAGCTGACCATCGCTGCGGATCTGGTGTCGGTCGATGCCGGGTTTGAGGCACGTGGTCACGCGCAGCGAGTGCTTGCCTCAATCGAGGCGGTCATCGAAGGCCGCGCAACGAAGGATCAGGAAAGCTACGCGATCAATGGCCGGTCGCTGGTCCGTACATCGATCGCTGATCTGTTGTTGCTGCGCGATCGGTACAGGCGCGAGATCGCGCGCGAGAGCCCCAATGGAAAACGCCGACGTCTGACCGGCCGGCAGGTTAAAGTGAGGTTTGGTCGCTGATGTTTGGTTTTGGAAAAGCGCGCGATTCCGGCGAGGGCAATCGCCAGGAGCCAAGCGCACCCGTGGTCATGGTCGAGAGCTCGATCCCAAAGGTGAGCCGGCGCAATAAGCCGATGCGCCCTGCGGTGGGTAAGCGCGGGTTCGACGCTGCGATCTCGGATCGGCTGACATCAAATTGGTCAACCACTCCGCTGACCGCTGACCAGGTCATCGACCGCAATCAGCGTGTCCTGGTCGCGCGCTCGCGAGAGGAGGCTCAGAAGAACGACTATCTGAAATCGTTCCTGCGTCTATGCGATCAGAATATTGTCGGGCACCGCGGCTTCGCGCTTCAGGCGCAGGCGCGCGACAATAACGGCGCGCTCGATCGAGGGGCAAACGAAGCGCTCGAGGCGTGGTGGCGCAAATGGCAGCGGGCGTCTAACTGCGACATCACTGGCAAGCGCAGCTTCCGGATGATCTGCAAGGGGGCGGTCAAAACCGCTGCCAAAGACGGCGAGTTCATGATCCGCGAAATTCGCGGCCGTAACGCGGGGCCCATGCGCTATGCGCTGCAGGTCCTGGATCCACAACGTTGCCCGGTCGACTATAACGTCGATCGTCTCGCCAATGGTCGCTTCGTGCGCCAAGGGATTGAATTCAGCCGGGAAGGTCGGCCGCTAGCGTTCTACTTCATGACGGGTGATCCGGCCGGCTCCGGCTACACGTTCAACGGGACCAGCCTCGATCGGGTGCCGGCCGATGAGATCATTCATGGGTTCTTGGAAGATATCACGGGCCAGCGCCGGGGCATTCCCTGGGCTGCCACGTCGCTGTGGCGTCTGCACATGCTGGGCGGGTTGGAAAATGCGGCGCTGACCAGCGCGCGGACCGGCGCGTCGGTCGGTGGTTTCCTCGAGTGGGAGGAAGGCTATGGGCCTGAACCCGATGAGGAACAGCAGGAGGACGAAGAGCTCTACATCGAAAGCGCGGGTGGTGTGTTCCAAGAGCTGCCGACGGGTCTGAAATCAAAGGCATTCACCCAGCAGTATCCCTCGGGCGAGTTCGCCCCATTCCACAAGTCGATGCTGCGTGGTGCCGGTGCCGGCATGGGCGTGGCCTATGTCAGCTTTGCCAACGATCTTGAGGGGGTGAACTTCAGCTCGATCCGCCAGGGCGTTCTGGATGAGCGCGATCACTGGATGGATCTGCAGGAGTGGTTGATCGAGACGCTGATCGACCGTTGCTATCAGTCGGCGCTCGAGCCGGCGCTTTTGATGGGGCTGGTCGTGAACAATTCGATCCGGCTGCGTCCGGAGCGCATCGAGAAGTTCCGCAATGTCTATTGGCAGGGCCGTCGGTGGGCATGGGTCGATCCGACCAAGGACGTGAAAGCGGAAATCGACGCCAAGAACAACATGCTCACATCGCCGTCTGAAATCATCCGGCGTCGCGGTGACGATCCCGACACCACCTGGCGCACCTACGCCGACGATATCCAAGCCATGCGCAAGGCCGGCATCCCCGATGAGTTCATCATGGCCTCGGTTCTGGGCGTGGTGCCCGGCGCTGTTCGGCCGCCGGCTGGCGACGCAAATCAAGAAGAGGACGAGTCCGATGACAAAAATGAAACTCCTGACGCAGAATAGCGGCTTGGCCGCTGCGTTGATCGGTGCAGCTCTGACCCGGTCCGTGACCGTGGAGCAGGTCAACGCCAACCGCGGCGGGGCACCTTTGCGCCGGCAGGCGGCTGTGCGCACGATCGATGAAGAGGCGCGCACCGTTGAGGTGGCGTTCAGCTCTGAGGAGCCAGTCGCGCGTTGGTTCGGCGATGAAATCCTAGACCACTCAGCGGGGGCAATGTCGGACGCGCGCCTGCGCAATGGCGCGGCCGTGCTCTGGAACCACAACCCCGATATCCAGATCGGTGTGGTCGAGACGTCGTCGGTCGATGGCGATCGTCGGGGCCGTGCTGTTTTGCGGTTCGGCCGTTCCGCCAAGGCTACCGAAATCTGGGCCGATATTGTGGACGGTGTAATCCGTCACGTGTCGGTCGGCTATTTCGTGCGCGCAATCAAAACCGAAGAGGCCGAAGGCGAGCGCGACAAGGTCACGATCACCGATTGGGAGCCGTTTGAAATCTCGATGGTGAGCGTTCCTGCGGATGCATCTGTGGGGGTCGGTCGATCGGCGGGGGAACCGCCAGAGGAACCGACCGGCGATGGCTCCAATACTCCAAACCATTCTCAAACGCGCACAGCGCAAACTGAAACAGAAGGATCAGGCGATATGAACATTCGCATTCTCCGCAACGCAGCCGGTCACCTGGTCCGTGCCAAGGTGGACGATAACGGCAACATCGTGGAAGAGATCGAGGTGCTTGAGCGGGCATCCGAAACACAAGCGCTGGTGACGCGCGGCCAAGAAGCCGAGCAGACCCGCGTTGCGGCATTGCTGGAAATGGGCGAGCAGTATTCGGCGCAGCAGCTGGCAGCTGATGCGATCCGCGGCAGCACGTCCGTCGATGAATTCACCCGCACTCTGCTCGATCACGTTGGTGGTGGGCGCGGGAGTGGAAACGGCAACAGCGGCCGTTCCGATGATACTGGCAACCGCGCATTGGATGACAACGCAGGTGTCGTTGGCATGACGGACTCCGAGGTGGGTCGGTTTAGCTTTCTTCGCGCAGCTCGGGCCTTGCTCAATCCAAGCGACCGGTCAGCACAATCCGCAGCTGCATTCGAATTCGAAGCATCGGCGGCCGCGCAGGAAACGATGGGGCGCAGCTCCGAAGGGATCACAGTCCCCGTCGACGTCCTGACCCGCGCGCTGAACACGTCGACCTCCGGTGCCACGCCGGGCGACACAGGCGGGTTCTT